CAAGATGAAGCCCATGTGTGATGAAGGCTGCGTCGACCGCGAGCACATGCTCAAGGTTCCCCGCTCGGTGGTCAATTCGGTGCCGAAAACCATCCCGTTCAAAATCAAGCAGTCGCTGGCCATGCAGAAGCGCTACGGCACCAAGCCGGAAGATGTCGCGTTGATCCGCTCCAGCGATGCGTCGATCACGGAGCTCGCCAAACTCACTGGCTACAGCCGCGCGAACGTGCAGTGCATCAAGGAGTACAAGACGCTGCGGTTCGTTCCCAACACCATGGGCCTGGGGGCGCTCTGATGGGCAAGAAGATGTCCGCCTACACCCGAAAGCGCATGGGTATCCAGAACGCCGGTACGTTCAACGGCGCCGAGTTCCTGAACACCCTGCAGCGTTGCCGGCCCTACACCGACGAACCGCTGCCCGGTAGCTGGCTCGAAGGCACACAGGACGCCGCCGACAACGCCCGCAACCTCGTGAACCGCGCGCTGGGTGCGCTGGTGAGCCACAAGCTCAAGCCCGAAGAGTCCGCCGAGTTCGACCTGTTGGCGCACGCCATCGGGGTTGCACTGATCCGATCGATCGAAATCGGCGGGGAGGATTGCCAGCCGGTCGCAGACTGCCGGGAAGGCGCAAAGGCGCTGCGCAGCATCCAGAACCGCCGCGACACGCTGGGCAAGTGGGCTACCACCCGCCCTGAGCAGATTGCGCTGGGCGAAGCGATCTTGGTCTACGAGGCCATCTTGCAGGCCAGCAGCCCGCAGCAGATGGTTGATGCGACTCAAGCCAGGATGAAGATTCTCGAAGCCATGCAGTCAATGCAAAAACCAACCCATCAGGAGCCCCGCCAATGACGCCAACCCCCAAAGAGCAGAACGAGGAAAAATCCACGGACATGGTGCACCGAGCGGTCAAGGAGCTCGCCGCCATGGGCCAGTCGGCCAACCGCTACAGCGTCAAGGACCTGACCGGGCTGGTGATGACGGTGGTGGATGACAGGCTTCGGGCGCTGGCGCGTGACGGCGAGATTTTCCGCACTGCCCGCGGCAACTACGAAATCGTCAAGCTGTGGCCGGCCCCGCGCGCCATCAGCAAGACCGAGGTGGACGGCTGGGTGATCTACGAGGCCGGCGATCAGGTGATGCGCCTGACCCCCGAGGAAAACCGCCAGATGGCCAAGATGTGCGCAGGCGAGGCTGCCCACGTTCTCACCCTGGACAGCACGCGCGAGCACCTGATGCTGGCCCACGACCTAGCCGGGAAGGTGAACTACCTCATGCAGCAGATCAAGGCGCTTCGCGAGAAGCAGGATGTGCGGCAGCTTGAAATTATGATGGAGGCTTGATCCATGAAATGGACGAACACACCCCCAACGAAGCCCGGCTTCTACTACTGGCAAGGCGGCCACCTGACAGGGCTTCAAGTGGCAATGGTGCAAGTGACCGCATTCAAGGATGCATCCAAGCCGCTGGAGGCGAGCGAGTTGCGCGACGGTGGTTTCGCCAATGCACCAGGGCGCGGACCTGCGGCAAGATGGGGTGGTAGATGGGCTGGCCCGATGCCGCAGCCCTATTGATCGGATCATGACGCATGAAACACAAAACATCTGAGCTGACCGGCACCATGCTGGACGCTGCTGTGGCGAAGGCCAACGGGATGGGATTCGAAATCCACCCTGAAAAGGTCTGGGGCGACGGGTGCGGGGTCACAATCATCAACCAGACACCGGCTTGCTGGACTGGTGCCGGGTACTACGAGCCATCAACAGACTGGCGCACTGGCGGGCCGATCATCGAGCGCGAGAAGATCGCGGTAATACACTGTCCGGCAGGCTTTACCGCTGGAGAAGAGTGGGAGGCATATATGGGATATGTCGATCCGAGACGGCTTGACCTAGACCCCGCCGACGGAGAAGGGCCGACACCTCTGATCGCGGCATGCAGAGCTTTCGTGGCCCACAAACTGGGTGACGAGGTGGAACTGTGAAGCCGCGCGCAACAACAATCCATCTTGGCGATGGGAATTGGCCCGTCGCGCTGCAAGCATGACAACGCGATAGGTGTCACAGACTACGGGAACCGGTTGATCTGCGATCGCTGCGAGATGTTGAGGCTCACGGCAATTGCTATGACCACCCCACCACCCAACCACCCCACCACCAAGGCAGTAGACCCGGCATAGGGTTAGACACCCAGCCAGCCAGCCCGGAGACTCCCGGGCATGGCAACAAAACCCAGCGGGAAGAAGCCCGCGCCCACGCAGGCCCCCACTCAGAAAGTCACACCCGGCAAGTCCAAGAAGGATTCGCCGGGTTCTCGCGCTTCTGGAAAGAGGGCAAGGCCTGATCTTGAGGCTGTAGAGCGGGATTACCGCACTGGGAACTACACGGATGGAGAGCTGGCGGCCAAGTACGGGTTGTCTCGTGAGAGCATCGTCCGCGCCAGAAAGCGAGCACAAGCCAAAGACCCATCTGCATGGGCCAAGGACCTAGGCCCCCAAGTCCGGGCCGCGACCAACGCCCTTTTGATGAAGGAAATGGTCGCCGACAAGATCACAGAAGGTCACATCAGCGTCACAGGCACGGTACTTGTGACGGCAGAAGTGAACAAACAGGTCATTCTGGGTCACAGGAAAGACATCACAAACACCAGAAACGTCGCTGCTGCACTATTGGGCGAACTGGCCGATTCCTCCCTGTTGGCGCAGCACAAAGAGCTTCTGGCCGAGATACTGGCCGGAGATGGCGCAGAACCCATTGATGTCGCCCGTGCTCAGGCAACCGTCAGAAAGGCCCTTGATGTAGGCGCTCGGGTTGCGAGCGTAAAGGCCCTGGCCGAGACATTCACCAAGCTGCAGGCGATGGAGCGCCAAGCCTTCAATCTCGACGCTCCAGAGAAAGAACAAGACGACGCCGACCGGCCGAGGTTGACCGATGCAGAGCGCGCGGTTCGCCTGGCCCGCCTGATGAAAAAGGCGGAGTCATGAGCATCACTTCGGAATTGATGCGCGTCATCGGTCGCATGTCGGCAGATGAAAAAGCCGAACTGGACGAGATCCTTCTGTCTGGCGAGCAAGAAATCTGGGTGCCACAACCAGGCCCGCAGACCATGGCCTACGAAAGCGAGGCAGACATCCTGTTCTACGGCGGCGCGGCTGGTGGCGGCAAGTCAGCGCTTCTGATGGGCCTTTCTCTCACAAGGCAGAAGCGCTCGATCATCTTCCGGCGTGAGGCTGTACAGCTTGTCGGCCTTGTCGAGGACATGAGCCGAATCATCGGGACACGCGACGGCTACAACTCTCAAACCGGCGTCTGGCGACTACCTGGCGACCGAGTGATGGAGTTGGGCAGCGTGAAAGAGCCGCTGGATTGGATGAAGTACCAAGGCCGCGCGCACGACGCCAAGTTGTTTGACGAGATCACCCACTTCTTGGAGGTGCAATTCAGGGCGCTGATCGGCTGGTTGCGCTCAGATGACCCCAGCGTCCGCCAGCGTGTTGTGTGCGCCGGCAACCCGCCTACTAGCGCAGAAGGCGAGTGGGTAAAGCGCTTCTGGGCTCCATGGCTGGACCCGAGCCACCCGAACCCAGCGAAAGCTGGTGAACTGCGGTGGTACGTGACTGACGAAAAGGGCGAGGACAAGGAGGTTCCAGGCCCTGAGCCAGTCATGGTGGGCGCCGACATGATGAAGCCCAAGAGCCGGACATTCATCCCGTCGAGTGTTGACGACAACCTGTTCCTGCTGTCCACGGGCTATAAGGCCACACTGCAGGCGCTGCCAGAACCCCTGCGCTCTCAGATGCTGCGCGGCGATTTCTCTGCTGGTGCCGCTGACCCTGTGTGGCAGACCATCCCGACCGAGTGGGTGAAGGCCGCCCAGGCTCGATGGAAGCCGCAGGAAAAGAAGGGTCCGATGACTGCAATCGGGCTTGATCCATCACGCGGAGGCGCCGACAAGACCAGCGCCGCGCGCCGGCATGGAGGCTGGTTCGATGAAATCATCACAGCCCCCGGCATGGTGACAAAAGACGGACCTAGCACCGCAGGGTTCATCGCGCCACTGGTTCGCAACGGGGCGTGCATCTGCGTTGACTCGATCGGCATCGGATCGAGTGCACTGGACTTCATTGTCGGTTTGAACCTGCTTGTTCTTCCGGTCAACTTTTCCGCAAAAAGCGGCCTACTCACCAAGGCTGGGTCGCTTCGATTCCGAAACAAGAGGGCCGAGGCTTATTGGAAGTTGCGCGAAGCATTGGACCCGACGAACGAAGACCCGATTTCCCTGCCTCCCGATCAAGAGCTTCTGGCCGACCTCTGCGCCGTTCGCTACAAGGTTGTTTCGCTCGGACAGATGGCCGCAATCCAGATGCGGGAAAAAGACGAGGTTCGCGAGTTGCTTGGACGTTCTCCAGACAAAGGCGACTCAGTGGCATTGACTTTTGTATCAGGCATCCCGCTGCCGGGATCTGCAAGCAAGCAGAACAACGACGAAGACCGCGACCAAGAAGACTGGCGCTTGTGAGGACACCATGAACAGCAACACCACCGACATCCGCGACGGCGCCAACCTGGCACTGTCCATCGAGGAATTCAAGCAGATCGTCAACGAGGCGATCAGCCAGCCGCCCTGGCGCCTGAATGCCGACATGGAGGCCGACTATGCCGATGGCAACCAGTTGGCGACCGACCTGCTGCAGAAACA